TACTCTATCCCAGAGTTTCAAGGGACTGATTCAGGCTTTCGGATCGCTGTTCATTCCTATTCTCCAGCTCGTAATCCCATATCTGACGGCGTTTGTTGAACTCCTTTACGAAGCAATAGCGGCAATCGCTAGTTTCTTCGGGATCGCGTTTTTCGAGATCGATTGGGGTGGCACTAGCGGTGGCGTAGGTGACATTGCATCTGGTATGGAGGATGCGGCTATCGGTGCTGGTGGCGTTGCTTCCGGTCTGGAAGATGCTGCCGGAGCTGCGAAGAAACTGAAAGATTACACTCTCGGTTTCGACGAGCTGAACGTTATCTCCCCTCCCTCTGAGAGTGGTAGTGGTGGAGGCGGCGGTGCTGGCGGTGGCGGTGTCGGTGACAGCGGTTGGGGCGATGGCCTCGATTTGGACACTCTCTGGGACGAGTCGGTTTTCGCTAAGGCAAGCAAGCAAGTTGACGAGCTGAAAGAGAAAGTCTTGGATTGGTTCGAGGAGTGGAAAACTGAGATCGCTGTTATTAGCGCTGCCCTCAGCGTTATTGCGATCACTCCCCTGCTAAGTCAGCTAGGTAAGGCGCTTGATCTCGGACAAGGTTTCCTTAACACGATGGGTAAGATCAAAAAACTTGCCACATCGGTTATCGTCGTTACCGTCCAATATGCCCTTATGTCTGAACTGTTGAACAAGTTTATGAGCGAGGAGGGCGAAATCTGGGATTACGTCACGGCAATGCTGGTTGGTGCGGCATCCACTTGGGTTCTGTACAAGCAATGGGGGCCTGCTGGCTTAGCGGTCGGTTTCAGCGTAATTGCGTATGCTTCTCTGGAAACCGTTATCGAAAACGGTGGCATTACTGATGGCGAAAGCGCATTGGTCGCCCTGACGGGCGTTGCTGCGGGAGCTGGAACAATAGCTGCCGCGTGGAAGCTCATGAAGCCCGTGTTCGAGGGCATAAAGGATTTCTTCTTGGCAGCTAAAGAAATGGCTCCGCAAGTAGGTTGGCTACCGGCTCTGTTCCCGAAACTGTCCTCGGCGCTGGCCCCTGCGGTTGGTTGGATCACGAGTGCTGCGAAAGCCGTGGGTTCCTTCCTCGCCGGTATTACTGCTCCGGCGTGGGGCGTTATTGTGGCTGTAATCGCGGCTATCGCTTCTGCTGCCTACTTCCTATATAAAAATTGGGACGAAGTAACAGAGGCAGTCAAGGAGTTTATCAATACTGAGATTGTTCCGAAATTGCAGGAAATCAAGGATCACTTCGACGATATCTGGGAAGCGATTGAGCCGGTGGTCGATGCACTCGTCGATTTCGGTAAGGATGTTGCCAAGTTCCTGAAACCGGCGATTAAAGCCGTAAAGAATTTCTTAGAGGAAGTCGATATTCTCGCGGGTGTTGGCAAGGTAATCGAGTTCATCGGCGGTGTGGTTTTCTCTGTTTTGGGAGCGGCGGTCGCTGGCGTGGTTAATGCGCTGGTTTCTTACGTCGAGAATTTTACGCAAGTGTTCAGCGGCGTTATTCAGGTTGTCAGCGGAGTAATCCAGTTTATCGTGGCGCTCTTTACTGGCGGTGACGTAGAAGGTGCATGGAGTAAGATTTGGGAAGGTGTCAAGGATATTGCCGGTGGATTGCTGGATATCATTACGATGCCTATGAGTGACTTCTTTGCCGGTGTTGTGAATTGGTTCATCGATCTCTATGAGCAACTTACAGGTAACGAACTCCCGGATATCATCGGCGGCGTGGAGGAGTGGTTTAAGGAACTCCCCGGTCGGGCAGCTACGGCGCTAGAGGATTTTAAGGAAGCTGTCGCCACGAAATTCAAGGAAACATGGGAGAATACTAAAACGTGGTTCGGCACTAACGTGGCTCCCAAGTTTACCCGAGCCTACTGGCGAGAGAAATTCGACAAAATCGTATCTGGCGCGAGTTCCAAGCTAACCGAGCTGAAAACGAAGATAGCCGAAAGATGGGATGCGATCAAATCTTGGTTTGGTGCTAACGTGGCTCCCAAGTTCACTCTAACGTACTGGAAGGAGAAGTTCGATACCATCGTTGACGGTGCTGGCAGTAAGTTGACTGATCTGAAAACGAAGATATCCGAGAAGTGGAATACGATCAAGTCGTGGTTTACTACCAACGTTGCTCCTAAATTCACGCTGACATACTGGAAGGGGAAATTCTCCGGTATTAAGGACGGCTTGGATGAAAAACTGGACGATGCTTGGGAATCCGTAAAAGATTTCTTCTCTGCTTCCGAGTGGAAGAAGAAAGTCGATGAAGCGGTTGAGGCTATCAGGAAAAATTTCAAGATGCCCGAGTTCCCGAAAATCAGACTGGAAGTCACTTATAGCACCAACGTTGGTAAAGCCAAACAGTTGGTGTATGAGGCTCTTGGTCTTGACGGCTGGCCCTCTCTGAAATGGAAAGCCTATGCTGCAGGTGGTTTCCCCTCTGTTGGTGAAATGTTTGTTGCCCGAGAAGCTGGCCCCGAGTTGGTCGGTAGTATCGGTGGCAGGACTGCCGTTGCAAACAACGATCAGATTGTGGCTGCGGTATCTCAGGGTGTGTACAGCGCGGTTGTTGCGGCAATGAGCGCTAACACCTCCAGTAACGGTCAGAACGTGAACGTGTATCTGGATGGTAAGCAGATCTACTCCAGTATCAAGAGAGTCGAAGCAGAACGAGGAGTATCTGTTATGGGTACTCAGCTCGGATATGGATTCTGAGCGCCTAGAGCGCCACTATGAGGAGGTGCGTCTATGCAAGCACTTGTTACGATTGCCGGTTACGAGTTACCCGAACCGAGCGAATACAGCGCGAGTACATCTACGCTTGTGGACAGCGCCAGAAATGTTAGCGGTTATGTGATCGGTTCGGTGATCCGAAGCGATGTTGCCAAAGTGGAGATTAAGTGGCGATACCTGACGGCGGTACAATGGGCGAACGTCCTACGGTTGTTCACGAACAATTTCTATAATTCTGTCACCTTCTATAATCAGGCTACAGCCAGTTATACAACGCGGCAGATGTATGTAGGAGATCGATCTGCTGGAATGTGGCGTAGACACCCTTCCACCGGAGAGGTAATGGGATGGACTGATTGTTCCTTGTCGCTAGTGGAGGTGTAGCCCATGCAAAACGTTTCGACGGCGTGGGCTAATGCCAGCAGGGAAACATTGCTTCCCGAAATGATGGTGGAGCTGACTTATCAAGTCACCGATCCCGGCATCCACGAGGAGGCTACTGTTACCGGAGCAAACGCAAACAGTAACTCCAAGATCTCGGATTTACTCACAGATCCCAGCGAAAGCGAAACGAAGTACGGTACGCTCGGTTGGAACGCGTGGGGACTAGATGGTAGTTTCCAGTATTACGATTCTAGCTACCGGACGGAAAGTTTCATGGGTGGGTATTATTCTCAGGCCACCGATACAACGTGGGCTAGTGGATATAACCCCCAAATCATTATTACTTTCAGCGAACTCCGTACTGCGGTACTTCCCGGTATACGGATCACATGGAGCGCGGCGTTCAACGAATGGGCTTCCTCTTTTCGAGTAACAGCTTATCGCGGCGACGAGGTTGTCGCTGAAAAAACCGTGGAGGACAACACTTCTCTTGTTTCCGATGTGGAGCTAACCATGACGGGATATAACAAGATCGTTATTACGATTTTGCGATGGAGCGTACCTCACGGAATGGCGCGATGCACGAGTGTATATCTAGGTGGCAGTACGGTTATCACCAAGGAAGATCTGCTAGGTTACACGCATACTCAGAGCGCCGATCTGCTGTCGGCGGTTCTTCCGAAAAACACAATTACTTTCAAACTTCGGAATGAAAAATCTCAATGGAATCCTGAGAATCCTACCGGCATGGGTCAGTATCTTTGGGATCAGCAGGAGATCCGAGTCCGGTACGGGATGAAGCACGAAGAAGGAACCGAATGGATCGATGGCGGCGTGTTCTGGCTATCGGAGTGGGATATCCCGAGTAATGGCATGGAAGCCAATCTCACGGCCCGAGATATCCTCACATTTATGAATGAAACATACACCGGAGTAAAGACCGGTACGCTGTACGATATAGCGAAGGATGCGTTGAGCCAGACGTACTTGCCCCTCCTCTCTACCGGAGCGCCTAACTACGAACTCGATCCTATTCTCGAAGAATACAACGCGAGTTTTGAGGCAGAGTTCAGCGTGGCCGAAGTGTTACAGCTTGTGGCACACGCTGCCGCCTGTGTACTGTATCAGGATCGTTTCGGCACACTCCATATCAAGCCGTGGAGCGCTCAATACAGCGGTTATGTGATCGATCATGCGATTAGCTATACTCACCCAGAATATTCGATCAGCAAGCCACTCAGGGCGGTTTCCGTGGGTTATGACGATGAACTACGAGTAGATATTGTACATAGCTCTCGTGGCGAGATTCAAACAGTAGACAACGAATTGGTTAAGACTCAGGAGGATGCTACCAGAGTCGCGGAAAAAGCTGTCGAGATTCTGAGTAACCGAAAAGTTATTTCCGGCGAATATCGAGCTGATTTGAGATTGGATTGTTTGGATTCTGTAATCGTTACTAGCCGATATGCTTCCAACATCATTGCTCTAACCGATGTGGAGTACAGCACCACCGGAGGAGCGTTTCGTGGTCGATACACGGGCCGAGTCGTATCCGTGAGATTGCAGACGGCTTCTTACTATGTGGGTGAACTTTGCGCGGGAGAGGTGTAATAAATGCTGAATTTAATTACAGATCGAACTGCTAGGGACGTAGAGCGTTGGAAAGAGTTGCACGACAAAGGTTGGGCAGCAATGACCTCTACTGAGCAAGCGGAGTGGACTAGCGGTATGAAGGGTGCGTACAAACATACCGATATGAACCGCGTAGAAAGCGCTGTGGTCGAGCTGGCGGCTCGTTTTGCGGAGAGGGGTACAACCTTATCCCTCACCACAAAAACGAACTGGACGAGGACAGGGTGGCCCACAAGGAGTGATATGGCTCGTTACTTCGCTAATGTGGAGGCGTTAAAGGTTGCTCTGGGTGTCCCCTTGGATATCCCGGACACCCCTACAACGAACACCCTGTTTGATTATCAGAAAGCTAACAATCTGGAGAAAATTCTGTTAGCAATCGAGGCGTGGTTGGATGCAGAGAGTGAATCTAAGTATTATGTCGGTGAAATTTATTCCGGTGAGGTGTAAAGATGGCGATTTTAATTCCCGTTGAAGATCGGGTATCGACCTATCCCGGTCGAGTAAGACTGACCCCTGTTAGCGGTCAGACAAATGTTTATGACATGGTAAGAGCGGACAACCCTGTGCAGGAGGGTACTCCTCTGAACAAGGCCCTGCTGGATCAGAAAGCATATACCCTCACCTCCGATGTAACGGTGTATGTGTCTGCCACGGGTAGCGACGCTGACGGCGACGGCAGTTCTGCCGCCCCGTTCGCAACGATTCAGGCTGCGGTGAACGCCCTGCCTAAGTGTTTGGGTGGTCATGTAGCTACTGTCAGTATCGAGGCTGGAACCTACGAGGAGCGAGTTTCCGTGGATGGTTTCAACGGAGGTAGACTGATTATCGGTGAAACCGGTAGAACGGTGGTGATCCGGGGCCTCAATATTACGAACAGCACTCAGGTTGTTCTTAATATCTCCAATGTTACTTGGGCTAGTGGCTTTTCTGGCACAATCGTTTATGTGAGCTATAACAGCTCCGTGGTGCTTGGCTCCGGCATGACTATTCGATGCGCGGGATCTGAGGAGGTTGGTTTAGGTGTAACCTACGGTAGCTCCTTTGTGGCAGACGCGGTAACGATCACGGTGTTGAACTGTGCTAGAACGGCGATCCTGTCTACCATCGGCTCCAGAGTAGCGCTGAACGCTATTACCGGTAGCGGTAATACTGCGGTCGGCCTGATGGCCGAAAGAGGCGCTATTCTCGCATATAACACCAAGACCCTGACAGCTACTAACAGCGACGTATCTCGTACTGGCGGTCGTATTCTGACCGGTAGTGGTACGGATCTGGCGGCTGCCAGCGTTGAATAAGGAGGGTTGACTGTGGCTAATATCAGAATTGATTTAACCGAGCCTTTGCTTGACGGCATGGATATCAAATTCAAGGCTCCCTGTGATTGTACGGCTGTGACTGGCATGGTGGTCTATTATCCTACCGAGAACGATGCGGAACAGAGTAAATCCTTTGTTTTCAAGGACGCTCATGGAAACAATCTTGCCGGTCTGGGCAATCTGTTTTCCCAGAACGCCTATGTGAAGGTGATCGTAGATACGACCAACGGTTTCGCCTATATCCAGAACGCAGATACTAACGCTTATCTGGAGGAGCAACTTGGTTCCAAACTGGAGAGCGCAACGGGAGCGGCATCTACGATTTTGAATAGCAACCTTACAGCTTCGAGAGTGCTTGTGAGCAATACAAGCGGTAAGGTTGCCGTTTCTGCTGTGACATCTACCGAACTTGGTTATCTGGATGGAGTGACGAGCAACATCCAGACCCAATTTACCAATGTTCAAACGAGTCTGAGCGGTAAGGCTGCCTCCAGCCATAATCACTCGGCTTCTAATATTACAAGCGGAACGCTAGCTATTACAAGAGGTGGAACGGGTGCAACTAACGGTGCGACAGCTCTAAAGAATCTTTTTGCGGCGGGTAATACTGTACTGAGTTCCTATCAGTATGGCACAAGCCTCCCAACGGCAGGAACAGCAGGGAGAATTTTCTTCAAGAAGGTGAGTAGCTGATGGCAACGATCACATTAAGTGACGTTAAATACTACCGTTCTGGTGAGGAGTGGTACTACGATCAAATCGGTAATGCGTGGGAAAACAGCGCGGCTGTTCCGTCCACGGCGCGGTACAGCTTTACCGCCCCCGATGTGGGCGCTTCTTCTGTTTCTTTCTCCCTGACCGGCTGGTATTTGTCTACCGGTAACTATAACGCTCTACGGTTCTTTATTGGCACAAGTGCAACAAGCCACATGGATGCGGACAGCACCTATGAGTACACCGGAAATCTGACAGTCGATAGCACTAATAAGGTTATATCGGGTAGTGCTAATGTTCTACTGCTTCCGGGGAAAACGTACTACCTATGGGTATTCCCGTCTGAGGCAAAATACGGCATCTATGGCTGTGATAACGCAACAGCCACTATCACAACTTCCGGTGCGGGTGGATTGGTGTACATCGATAACGGATCTGCTCTGGAGGGCTACATGGTGTATATCGATAATGGTTCTAAGTGGGATATGTATATCCCATATTTGGACACCGGTTCGAGCTGGGTTGTATGTGGTTAAAGGAGGACACCGATTATGACAATCGAACAAGCACAATGCTTACTCAAATACTTGGGCTACTACAACGGAGATATTGACGGTAAGTGGGGTAAACAATCCGAAGAAGCGGCCCGAAATTTCCAGAGGGATTTCGGCAATATCGGAGTCGATGGGGTGATCGGCCCCAAGACAGAAAAGGCCCTGAAACACGCGGTTGCCTACGGTATGGCCGTGAAAGCCTCCGATAATTTCTGGGACGAGATCGAACACTTTGAGCGCTCCGAGTTCGCTTGCAAGTGTCGCAAATTTTGCGACGGCTTCCCTGCTGAACCGAAGGAGAAGCTGATTCGCGTTGCCGACAGAGTACGGGAACACTTCGGTAAACCGGCCACGGTTTCCAGCGGTGTTCGCTGTACGCAGCATAACGCAAACGTGGGCGGCGTATCGAACAGTCGCCACTTACAGGGTAAGGCGATGGATTTCAGCGTCAACGGAGTATCTGGATCCACTCTCCTGAGCTATGTACAGAATCAGCCCGAGATCAGGTATGCTTATCTGATTAACGGGAATTGGGTTCATATGGATATCGAATGAGGTGACTGAATGAGCGAAGCTATTGTTACGGCGCTGATAACGGGTGGCCTGTCCCTGCTGGGTGTAGTGGTAACGTGTCTGTTTACGGCGAGAAAAAACGAAAACACCATGAAAGTATCTCAGGCGATTACTGACACCAAGATCGACGAGCTGACTCGGGAAGTCCGGGAACACAACGGTTTCGCTCGTCGTATGCCTGTGGTGGAAGAACAGATAAAAGTCATAAACCATCGGATCGATGATCTGGAAGGTTTTCATAAACACCAATAAGGGGGTTACATATTATGATCGATTGGAAGAAGAAACTCACTAGTAGAAAGTTCTGGATGGCGGTTGTCGCGTTCATCACTCCCCTGCTGCTGGCGTTCGGCGTGGCTGAGAACGCAGTAACTCAGGTAGTGGCTATCATCATGGCTGGCGCTGATGTGGTGGCTTACGTCATTGCAGAGGGTCTTGTGGACGCAAGCCGGGAGTAATTAAGAAAGAGGGTGGGGGTCACTCCCCTACCCTCTTTTTCTACTATTATGTGAAAATTGTAAGAAGAAAGTCCTATCGGACTGTGAATATTACACAAATTTTGATTTTACACTTGCCTGTGGATAACTTGTGTGCTATTATATCCACAACGACAACGGAATAAGAAAACGCCCCCGGACGGGAATCCGAGAGCGTTTATCAATAGCTTTATCCGCAAGGGAGCTGGTAACTCCTCTTAGCGGAACTTAGGATCACTCGCCCGTGATCCGGCAGCGCCTTTGCGCATATAGCTATTTGCCACTATTATAAGCATTGTAGTAGCAAAAGTCAAGTATGTAGTAAAGAAATTAAGCCGGTCAGGGTTGGTAGTCCTGATCGGCTTTTTGTTGTTGTTCTGGACGGCTGGTAACCGTTCGGTTAAATTCTCACGATCTAGCAAAACCCCGAGGCTCACGGTCTGGTAAACCGTGATTCTCACCCGGAATCACCGTTGGTAGCGGTGAAACCAAGCCTTGCTTTTTTCGGCCCGGTTTCGGGACGGGAGAAGTCTACCCTTTTCACGAAACCAAGTTTATTAAAAAATCACACACAGCGAACGCTTTTTGAAAAGAAGCCTTGCTGGGTGCGGCGAAGCCTTGCCTTTTTTCGCCATTATTATATACGAAAATGGTTGGTTTTGTCAAGAACAATTATCGTAAATTTAATAATTCCCGAGGATAGTACCCCCACCCCGACAACCTCGTTAAAAAATGTTGGTCTGAGTCGCCGGTGAGAAGTGGGGTTGGAACGAACTCCGTTGGGTAGTGTAATCCCCTCTCTACATTAGCTGCCTATCGTCAAGGGGCTGACAGCACCCCTAAAAATGCTATGCGGAGGAAGTCGCCTTGTGCGGCCCGGTGTGTTACTGCCGGATCCAGCGTGGAACCTCGTCCTAATCGGTTGGATGGATTTGCCGATGCCGATTCTCAAAACGCCTTGGCGGGATGTGAGTGGAATCGAATGGACGTTGAAGAACGAGAGGGGCAATCGACGGGGACTCGTCCCAAGACCATGAATCGGTTGGTTTCTCCCGTTTCCTCGGGAGAACTCTGCCCTCTGGAGGATCTGAACCCAGCCCATGATGGTAAGGGACGAGTCGTAACTTGTCAAGTAGTTTCTTTAGAAATTAAGAGAATTAATTCCTCCGGTGAGGGCGTATGAGAGTCCCCTACCAAGCGGATCTGGCGATCCTTCACTACGGGATTCGATGTCGCCCAAGCGCCTCTGATAGCGGCAGCCGTTTCGGTACGGTATTGAGCAGTCTTATACATAATCTTATATATAATATAACCTATAAGAAAACATGTAAGAATCTGTATAACAATATCAGTAAGAATAGATATAAGAATAGATATAAGAATAGATATAAGAATAGATATAATATTATATGTTAGATAACATAATGCATTATGTATAATAATATCTAAAATATTTTATCTATTGTGCTATATTGACAAAGATATAAGGGTTGGTGTATTATTATAGTAATTCTTACATATAAGAATATATAAAAGAAAACATATAAGGAGTGGAGGAAACATTATGAAAATCATAGCCTTTGGTACGCTAAAGGGGGGAACCGGCAAAACCACCGTGGCCTACAATGTGGGCGGTATTTTGGCAGAGGATTACAAGGTTCTGTTCGTTGACATGGATCCGCAAGCTAATCTTTCCGACAACGCTGGCATTGACACCACAGATCAGAGCGGCGCTACTATTCGGGATGTGTTTAGCGAGCCTCACCGGACGAAAGCTGAGGACGTTATTACACCTTCTCCCATGTGGCAATTACCCAATCTGGATATCATAGCAAGCCATATTCGCCTGACAGCAACCGAGTTACATCTGGTAGCTGTGGCTGGTAGAGAGCGAATCATACAGAAGTGGGTAGAGCGTAATCGCGCTAAGCTGGAGGAGTACGATTACATTATTCTGGACACGAACCCCAGTATGGGAATTATCAATCAGAACGCTTTCATGGCTGCGGATCACATCGTTCTTGTATCCGACGTTTCTAAGAAAGCAATTCAGGGAGCGCAGCAGTTCTCTTATCTGTGGGGAGAGGTCTGTGAGAACATGGATGTGGAGGACAAAACGAGCGCCCTGATCCTAAATAACAGCGACAAGCGGCTCGGCTTATCTAGGTATATCAAGGAATACTATCAAGAGGACGAGGATTTCGGCAAGATCATTCTGGATAGTGTTATCCCAGCCCGTGTCGATATCAAGAACACCGAAACCGAGTTTCTGCCAATCAATTTCACGGCTCCAGAATCCGACGCTTGTGAGGCGTTCAGAGCCGTCATAGAGGAACTGAAAACGAGAGGAGTATTGTAATATGGCTAATCCATATAAGAACGCAGATAAGAAGAAACGAGTCCCACCTACGGGCCAGCACAGGGAGGAGCCACCGGTAACACCACCCGTTGTTACGCCGGAAGTTCCCCCGGTGGTAGAGGCTCCTGTAGTGGAGCAAGCACCTCCGGCTACGACGTTGGCCGATATGATCGAACCGAAACCGGAGGGAAAGAGCTGTGGTTTCTATCTCAGCTCCGAAGCAATCAAGAAGCTGGATAAGGCAGCGAAGCAACTCAAATGTAGTAAAAGTAAGGCGTTGGATCTTCTGATCCGCAAATACCTATAACACGAAACCGGCAGCCGTTTGAGCTGCCGGTTTTATTTTTATGTACATTGTCTAACGAAATCATTTATGTCCAAACTAAGAGCATCGCACAACCTTAATGCAATAGACAAGCTGGGTTCTCTTGCACCTCTTTCAATTTTACTCACATATGCCTGTTCTAGTTTAGCTTTTGTGGCGACTTCTTTTTGCGATAAGTTCTGTGAGAGTCGAGCGTTCCTTACGAACTCTCCGAAAGTCAGACTCAGAACCGGGGTATCTGTGACAATCATTTTTCTGCCTCCTACTTTATCTCTCATAAAACGATAGCACGTTATTGTGCGAATGTCCAAATTATTGGACACTTAAAAAATTATATTGAAAAAGCAAAAATTGTGAATTATACTAATAATCGATTAGTCCAATCGGACTATAAGGGGGAATGGAAATGGAATCGTCATATACCAACCTCAGCATTGCCATGAAGGAGCAAAACGTTTCTGTTGGCGATCTGGCGAAACTCATAGGTAAAAGCGAAGAAATAGTACATCTAAAACTGCGGGGAGTAAGGGACTGGACTCTATTAGAGGCCATCGCGATCTGTCGCTACCTCCAATACCCCGATTTCAAGAAACTATTTTTACGATAATTATTATAATTAGTTTTCGTAAAATGTCAAGACTTTTCTGAAAAATTGGTGATGTGTATGTGTGATGTTTGTTTGAAATCACCCTGCGATCCGCGTTGCCCCAACGCTCCTGATCCTCCGACGGTTTTCGTCTGCTCCGGTTGTGGCGATAACATACTGGACGGTGACGATTATTGGGAGATCATGGGAGAGCAATGGTGCGAGGACTGCATAGACGGAGCGAGAAGGGTGGCCGAGTATGATCCTTACTAACGAAAATTACTATTCCGATATAGCAAACCAACAGTATATGAGCGTTTCTCAGTACAAGTCCTTCCGTAAGTGCGAGGCTGCGGCTATGGCTGAGCTGAGAGGGGAGTGGAAGCGCCCCGCAACAACGGCATTGCTAGTGGGTAGCTATGTCGATGCGTGGTTCGAGGGTACGCTGGAGGAGTTCTGCCAGAGTAACCCTGAGATATACACCAAAGCCGGGAATCTGAAAGCGGATTTCGTACAGGCTGAGGCGATTATAGCTAGGGTACAGAAAGATCCCACGTTTATGCGGTACATGGCTGGTAAGAAACAGATTATCCTTACGAGAGAGCTGTTCGGTGTGCCGTGGAAAATCAAGATAGACAGTTACCACCCGGATAAGATCGTCGATCTCAAAGTCATGCGCTCTATGGAGAGGATCATGGGTAAATCGTTCGTCGAACATTGGGGATACGATTTACAAATGGCAATCTACAGCGCAGTAGAGGGCCGGGATCTGGCTACATATCTAGCCGTGGTAACGAAGCAAGACCCTCCCGATTTGGAAATTATCAGTATCCCTAGATGGCGGCGGGCCGAGCTGCTGGAAGAAGTGGAGCGATCCATGCCCCGGCTACTCGCTGTAAAAACGGGTGCAATTCCACCCGCCCGATGCGGATGCTGCGAATACTGTCGGGCTACAAAAGTCATTACAGAGCCTATAGATTTCGAGCTAGTGGGTTTATCCCTAGCCGAGCGACAGGCTCTTTTTGGTTCCCTAAAATAGTCCAATTGGACTTAACGAAAGGAGAGTATTATGCCTGTAGCAATGATATGGGGAAGTCCCGGCTCGGGTAAAACCGTAGCGGCGACAGCTCCCAAGAAAGAGAAAATCCTGCTCTTATGCTCCGATAATTCGGCGGTCGTGCTGAATATGTTCGAGCGTAAGAACGTCACCGTGGAGAGGGTGGAACATTGGATCGATCCCGGCGATGGTAAGAACTACTTCACCAAGCAGTTTGAAACCGCGCTGGAGTCCGGCAAGTACACCTTGATCGTGGTTGACAACCTCACGGATATCAAGGAAATGGCCCTGCTGGAGATCGACGAGGAGGGTCGTATCAAGGATATTCGGCAAGTATACCAAGCGGTATACATGGCGATCAAGCGCCTTACCCGTATGGCTGCGAACGCTAAGTGTCATGTGACGTTTACTGCTTGGGACGATATGGAGCAGATCGAGAAGAACGACGGCACTCTGGCTCTGCGTCAGTTCCCGAACCTTCCTCGTAAGATTCTCCCCCAAGTTCTCGGCCTGTGTAACATCGTAGGTCACATGGCTAAGGCCAAGGACAGCAAGGGCGAAATGCGGTGGTATCTGGTCACGGAGGACTCCGAAACCCGATACGGCTGTAAGGATCAGCTCTACGGTCGTAAGAGCTGTATGCCTGAGAACCTGTTTGAAGCGCCGGAGGTTAAGAAGTGAACAACCGCAAGGACGATTTTATCCGGCTGTACACACAGTACATCAAGCGGCCCGGTGCTACCGATCTGCTAGAGTGGCTGGAATCCACGGACTTCTTCGCAGCTCCGGCATCCACGCGGTTTCACGGGAACTACGAGGGCGGTTTATGCGAACACAGCGTAAACGTATGGGAGGAGCTGGTACGGCTCCTGAAAGCCTACCCAGAGGTTAAGGTGAGCGCGGAAACGGCTGCCATCGTGTCCCTGTTGCATGATCTCTGTAAGATCGGCTGTTACAAGACCGAACTGAGAAACAAAAAGGAGGGTGGCGTGTGGCGATCCGTCCCCACCTACGTTTTTCAGGAGGATTTCTGCTACGGCGGTCATGGCTCCAAGAGCGTTTATCTGATTCAGAAATACATAGCCCTCACCGAAGCCGAGGCGGTGGCCGTGAACTGCCATATGGGTTTCTCGGATCGCACTCCCGGCGAGTACAGTCTGGGCAACGCTTTCGAGAAATTCCCGTTGGCGTGGCTCCTGCATACTGCTGACTCGGCGGCTACATATATAAGAGAAGCTAAAATATAACATTATATATAAGGAAATATATAAGAATGAACGAACAGGCAAAACAAGCTATCTTGGCGCTGGGCGCTCTCGCTGAGATGTGCGCAGAACTGAACCGACAGCTTATTAGAAATGGTTTCACGGAGAAACAAGCCCTCGATCTGACGGGTAAGTGGCTCGTGGCAACCGCAACACCCAGACAAAACAAGGAGGAACAATAACTATGGCTAATTGGACTTTCGATCCCAGCCAGTACAAAGAAAAGAACTTCGAGATCATCCCCGTGGGTGACTACCGAGCTAGAATCGCTGATGTGGTGGAGAAAACCTTTAACAGCGGTAACGCCGGTTACGAGATCACTCTGGATATCAACGGATACAACAGCAAAATGTGGATGTATCTGGTTCTCGATTCTAGCAATCCCGCCCAGACCAATCAGCGCCTTGGTGATTTCTTCGATAGCTTCGGCATCAAGAATTACTCCATGGGTTCCGGTAAGCAATGGATCGGCAGCGTTGGTGCTGTCCGTATCAAGCACGAGGAGTACAAGGGTGACACCCGAGCTAAGGTCGCTTATGTGATCGCTCGTAACCGTCAAGACAAACTGGCTCCGTGGAAGGGCAATACCGGTGCTACTCAGGCTCCCGTGGCTCAGGTAAGTATCCCCGACGATCTGCCGTTCGATATGGGTTGAGGCCGATGAAAATTCCTAACAGCGTCCGTATCGGGGGAGTGGAGTATGAGGTTCTTTATACTCCGAACCTCCGGTTAGGGACAGAGCTATGTTATGGTGCTATCTCCTATGACAACGGCACTATCGAATTGTCCGAAACCGATGGTCTGGGCCACGAACATCAATGTATCACCCTTTGGCACGAAATCCTCCACGGCATCCGGGAACACGCTTGTATGCAGATCGAGAACGAGGAGGAGATCGTGGAAATGTTCTCCAAGGGCATCTATCAGGTGCTACAGGATAACGGACGGAGATTCTTCGATATCGTGAGTGATACCGATGCTCCGTGACTATCAGCAGGATCTCTTAGATAAAACATTCCGAGCGTTTAAGCAGGGCTACCGCCGTCCCCTTGTGGTAGCTCCCTGCGGAGCTGGCAAGTCCTATCTGTTCGCTGAGCTGATTCGACGTACCACCGGTGAGGCGCTTGTGCTGACCCACCGACAGGAACTCAAACAGCAACACGAACAGTTACTCCAGAATCTAGGTATCACCAACGCGAGAGTCGCTATGATTCTCACGGAAGCGAACCGGCTCGGTCGCTATCCCACTCCAGCGCTGATCGTCACCGACGAAGCGCACCTGAGTAGGTCGAACTCATGGGTGAAGGTGATCGACCATTATAACACCTTCACCGTGGGCCTCACAGCTACCCCGGTGAGGCTGGACGGCGCTCCTCTTAGCTCGGTGTACGACACTCTGATTCAGGGTGTAGATACCCGGTGGCTAATCGAGAACAAGCGCCTCGCACCTTATGAATACTACGCTCCTACTCTGGTAGATACTACCGGGCTACGAACCGTTGCCGGTGACTACGTTGTTTCGGATCTGGAGCGCCTGATGAACGAGAGGGTTATCTATGGAAATGCCATTGACAGCTATCGCAAATTTGCTTCGGGAGAACGGACAATTTGCTATTGTGTATCCGTTGCTCACGCCGAACGTACCGCCGACGCTTTTAATTCCGTTGGAATCCGGGCGCAGAGTCTTTCTGCTGGAACTCCAAAACGCGAACGGAGTGAAATCATGGAGCGTTTCCGAACAGGCAGTATCACCATCCTCTGCAATGTCGGAATTATTTCAGAAGGAATCTCCATCGACGAAGTTTCCTGCTGCATACTCCTACGACCAACTGAGTCTGTGGCCCTCGGAATCCAACAAATGATGCGCTGTATGCGGTATCTGCCCGGTAAGACGGCCAAGATCATCGATTGCGTCGGCAACTATACCCGTATTGGTCTGCCAGACGATCCGAGAGAGTGGTCGTTGGAGAAGCCCCTGCGGAAACGCCGGGAGCTATCACCGGAGGGCAATTTCTACATCCGATGTTGCCCCGAGTGTTATATGACGTTCGCTACGGCTCCTAAGTGTCCGTTTTGTGGGACGGAATATCCACTTCATCCGAGGGAGATACAAGCCCAGCAAGATATCGAATTACAGCGTATCACGGCTGAGGAGGCTCTGAGAGTCGCTGAGGCTAAGAAAAAGTCCCGGATAGAGCAGGGGAGGGCTAACACGTTTGAGGAGCTGGTACGGCTCGGGAAACAGCGTGGCTATAAAAATCCTGCGTTCTGGGCGGCTCAGGTTCTCCGGGGCCGAAAACGATAGAGCGACTAGATCGCCTACCATTCTATGAGAGATTTTTGCAACAATTCACAGAAATCTCTCATAAGAGGAGGCGGTCTTTATTAACCCCGAAACCATACTACAGAATCAGATTATCGTAGCTCTCTGTAAGAACGGCTGCGTCGCTCGTAACCACACGGTAGGTCAGTTCTATACCAAGTACGGAGCTATCGTGAACGTGGGACACCACGGCGAAGCTGACATATGGGGCCACCGTATTTCGGACGGTAAGGCTCTATACATCGAAGTAAAACTTCCCGGCGAACACCCTCGCCCGGATCAGCAGAAATTTTTAGATGCTATGCGTAACACCGGTGCTATCTCCGGCTGCGCTCATAGCGTAGAGGAGGCACTTGAGATCGTTGAACGCACCATGTAAAGACTGCCCTGATCGTGTGGTGGGTTGCCACTCCACTTGCGAGAAGTATATCGCTTTCCGTAAGTATCGGGACGAGTATCTGGAGCAGAGAAGAAAAGAAAATCGGCTCCTCGATGATCTGTGGCTCACTTCCCGTCACCATAAGAAACGGAAACGGAGAAGGGGCTATGCGGACACCAAGGGCGATTACTAAGGAGGGAATTGAAAATGGTAGACCACAAGCATAATGCCGGTGATCTAAAGCAAATGCAATCACTACCATTATCGGCAAAAGTGGCAATGTCCAAACGTCGTATCCGAGATTGGTACGACCATTGGGACGGTCAGGTATATGTTAGTTTCTCCGGTGGCAAGGACTCTACTGTGCTGAAACATCTGGTAGAAAACACACCCGGAGTATACGACGTACCTTCTGTTTTCGTCGATACGGGCCTCGAATATCCAGAGGTGCGGAAATTCGCAACCGAACGAGCAGACGTTGTAGTTCGGCCCGAGATGCGATTTGATCAGGTAATCAAAACATACGGGTATCCCGTTCCCACGAAGCGAGTCGCTGACTGTGTAGAGGGCGCTCGTAGGAACCCGAACAGCACACGCATGAAACGGCTGCGAGGAGAACTCGGAGGGCGGTTAGACGGTAGACCATCGAAATTCGATTGCCCTCAATGGGGATATCTGCTGGATGCCCCGTTCAAGATCTCGGCTAAGTGCTGTGACGTTATGAAAAAACGTCCCATTAAGAAATACGGTAAGCAGTCCAAACGGGTTCCCTATATCGGTGTCATGGCTTCCGAGAGTCAGGCTCGAAAAGCCGAGTGGATGCAGAACGGATGTAACGCCTACGATAGCAAAGATCCTGCTTCCCGTCCCCTCAGCTTTTGGACAGAACAGGACGTTCTCCAGTATATCAGCGAGAACAATCTGGAGTATGCCTCTGTTTACGGTGACATTGTAGCCGACGATAACGGTGATCTCTACACCACCGGTTGCGATAGGACAGGTTGTATGTTCTGCCTTTTCGGGTGTCACCTCCAGAAAGGGAAAAATCGCTTCCAGCTTATGAAGGAAACCCACCCGAGGCAGTATGACTACTGTATGCGTCCTATCGAGGAGAAGGGTCTGGGCATCCAAGAAGTTCTCGAATATATCGGAGTACCCTACGAATGAGAATCTTTGTTGTAGACGTTGAGGTTTTCAAATACGACTGGATCGCAATATTCCTAGATATCTCCACCGGCGAGTGGTTCACCTACCACAACAATAACGATGCTGTCCGGGATCTGCTGAGCCTGTCTGATACCGTGTTCTGCGGTTTCAATAACAAGCACTACGATAATCACATTCTGAAAGCTATCGCCTGTGGCGCTGAACCGGATCTCGTGAAGTCCCTTAACGATTTCATTATCACCGAGGAGCGCCCCGGCTGGGAGCATTGGTTCCTCCGTCAAAATCGATTCTGGTTCGATAGCTTCGATCTCATGGACGATACCCAAGTCGGTACATCCCTAAAGCACATCGAAGCCCACCTCGGATACAACATCGAGGAAACGCAGGTCGATTTTAACATCGACCGTCCTCTGACTCCCGAGGAGATCCAATCGACGATCTTCTACTGTAAGTACGACGTTCTTATGACGGCGAAGCTACTCACGCTCCGCAAATCGTACTTAGAAGCGAAGCTGAACGTCGGTCGCTCCATCGATCTGCCGGACACTAAAGCGCTCTATATGACCAACGGCTGTCTGACGGCTGCGGCTCTGGAGGCAGAGTTCGTACAGAGATACGACGAACGCGAGTACAGCTACCCGGAGAATCTGGATCGATCCCTGATCCCACCCGAAGTCCTCCGGTTCTTTAATCGGATGCAGGATAAATCCATCCCGGATAAAGAGCTGTTTTCCTCGAAGCTGAATCTCATGGTGGACGGAGCAGAGGCGATTATCGCTTTCGGTGGCATCCACCATGCCCAACCGAACTACCGCGAGGAGGCTACCGGCTCCCGTGTGATCCGAAATTTCGACGTAGCCTCGCTGTACCCTAGCCTGATGGTTTACAACGGATACACAAGCCGTAATATCCCGTCCTCGGAGATCTTCGAGAACTTCTACCACACACGGCTCCGGGCTAAGAAAAACGGCGACAAGTACACGGCGAACACGTTAAAGCTGATTCTAAACACC